GCTTTTCCCAATCCTGCTGGGTCTCAACTTTCGGCTTCTGCGCCGCGCCGCAGAAGCCGAAAGTTGAGACCCAGCAGGATTGGGAAAAGCTGTCCGATGCAGATCGAGAGTCGATGCTGCAATAGTTTGACGGAGGCCGGAGACCCGCCGGCCAGTTTCAAAGGTTCGCCAGATAACCTCAATGGCCGCAGCGGTGAGCGAGACACTGATTCCGCCAACGGGGCGGGCGGAAAAGGCCCCCGGTTCTCAGACCGTCATTCTGTGACTTCCGCGTGTGCGAGGCGGTATTCGCGCCGGGAGTTGGCCCGTAAGCCAACGAAAGCAGTCATTTCGTTAATTTATGGAGGCCAACATGGCTTATACCGCTCTGGGCGCTTTGCAGCCCGACCAGAAAAAGGCGTGGGTAAAGGAATCGATCCGCGTTTTCCGTGAAAATTTCTTCTTCAACAAGTTTCTTGGCACTACCGAGAACTCCATCGTTCAGCACGTTACCGAGCTGAAGCGCACCGAGAAGGGCGACCGCGCCATGATTGGCCTGGTGGCTGATCTGCAGGGTACTGGCGTCGTCGGCGACAACGACATCAACGGTCGCTACGAAGCGCTTGAATCGTCTTGGGTCGAGATTCACACCGACCAACTGCGAAATGGCGTCAAGTCAAAGGGCCGCGTCGATGATCAGCGTTCGGTCTTCGACTTCCGCAAGGAAGCCCGTGACAAACTGGCCTTCTGGCGTGCCAATATCACCGAAGAACTGATGATTCTGACCGCCTCTGGCGTGGCTTATGGCGCGACGACCAACAACGCCCAGCGCGCAGTCGGCGCTCAGGACTCTTTGCTTGACCTCGATTTCGCCGCCGACGTTACCGCGCCGACCTCGAATCGCTGGTTCCGCTTCGACGGCACCAATCTGCAGGCCGGCGACACGACCCAGGTAACGACTGGCCACGTTCCGAAGTACGGCATGATCGTTGATCTGATGGCCGAGGCCCGTACCCGTGGCGTCAAGCCGTTGCGCATCGGCGGCAAGGAGCATTACGTCTATCTGTGCCATCCGAAGACCTTCGCCCGTCTGAAGAAGGATGCCGATTTCCGCGATGCCATCATCAATGCTGGCGAGCGCGGCGCGAACAATCCGATCTTCTCTGGCGCGACCGTAACCATGGACGGCCTGATCATTCACACCAACAACCGTGTTTTCAACACGGCAGGCGGCGCGTCCGGGCAAGCCACCTATGGCAAGTGGGGCGCCGGCAACGCCATCGAAGGCACCCGTTCCCTGTTGATGGGCTGCCAGGCGCTGGCTTATGCCGACATCTGGGGTGACGCAGACTGGTACGAAGGCGATGACGACGACGGTGCCAAGAAGAAGATCACCATCGGTATGTACGCCGGTCTTCGCAAGCCGAAATTCATCTCTCGTCTCGATGCCAATACCACGCAGGACTTTGGCGTGATGGCGCTTGACCTGACCCTGTAATTCACAAGGGGCCGGGCATCTCGGCCCCGTTTGGAGATAAACCAAATGGCTATTACCAAAGACTTCAACCGCCAATGCGTGATGTCGGCCTTGCTGACTATCAACTTCGGCGATCTGGCCGGCTTGTCTGGCACTGACGTTGGCGCGGTTTCGTTGCCGCCGAATGCGATCGTAACCGGCGGCGCCGTGGTCGTGAAGACCGCCTTCAACTCAGCAACCTCTGACGTGATCGACGTTGGCGACTCGGTTTCCCAGAACCGCTACCTTAACGACGGCAACATCCACGCAACCGGCGTGGTCGCCCTGGTGCCGACCGGCTATGTCCATGCCGGCGGCGACCTGACCGTTCGTTGGGTTGGTGTTGGCGCAGTTCCTACCACTGGCCAGCTTCAGTTGCGCGTCGACTACATCCAAGTTGGCCGTTCTGAATACACGCAGGACTAATTAGTAACTAACCGGGGGCTTCGGCTCCCGGTGCCAATTTAGAGGGGTAAATCATGCAACTGAAATCGCCTACCGTTGAGCCGTTATGCGTCTCGTTGACCAATGGCACCGGCCTGCGCATCGGGCCTGATGGCCGCGACGTTCCCAAGGAATTCATCAAGGAAGCATTCGCTGCTGGCGCTATCCCGTGCGACATGAGCGCCGATCAGGTTGGCGAGAATATCGCGCCGAAAACTTCCGATGAGCAGCAAGAAATTCTGATTTCCGGAATCAAGAAGATGCTTGTCGAGAACGCCGATGACTTTACCGGCGCCGGGCTGCCGAATCGCAAGGTTCTTTCCGGCATCGTCGGATGGAATGTCAGCGTTCAGGAATTGTCGGCCGCATGGGCTATTGTTCAAGCCGAGGTTGAGCAGCAATGAAGCTCAAAGCCATTCGTCAAGAAGCGCGTTTTCGTCTTGATGACGAAGTGCGCCCATATTTCTGGAAAGACGAATGGCTTGATGCAGCGATCAATGAAGCCGAGCGCGAGGCTTGTATTCGCGCCAGGCTGATCGAGGACAATTCGAGCAATGTGACTAGCATTGACATTGTGACGACTGAAAAGCGCTACGAGTTGTCGCCGCTGATCATTGATGTTCTGGCTATTGAAATGGCCAGTCGGCCGGGTTGCAACATCGCCGGATGGACGCTGACCGAATCGGAACTGGTGCTGGATAACTACCCGTCGTCGAGCGACACGCTGCTGCTGACAGTTGTTCGCCTGCCGCTGTCGGATATGTGCGATGACAACGCCCAGCCGGAGATTCGCGACCATCACCACGAAAAGCTGATTGATTGGGTCGAGTACCGTGCCTACATGGTGCAGGACGCCGATTCATTCAACCCGGTCAAGGCTCAAGAATACGAGGCCGCATTCGAGCGATCGTTCGGTCGCCGTCCAGATGCAGGCGTTCAGCGCAAGCAGCGCAAAAAGACGGGCCGCGTGGTCCGGATGAATCCATTCTAAGGGGCCGACATGGACGCGCAAATCTTCCAGATCGACGAACAGCGCCGCCAGCGCAGCACGGCGATGGCTTTCCCGGTTCCGGCTGATCTGATCACTGCCACCCGTAGCGCCGCGGAGTTCTTTGCCTGGTACGCCGGGGCGATGCTGACTATCCATGTGGCCTTGGTGCGGTCTGCAATCGCCGCCATGCAGAACAGTTTCCAAATCGAGGCCAGCAATCATGAATAAATCCCTGCCGCGAGGCATCCGTTTAGATAGATCGCCATCTGGTGGAGTTGGTGATGCGGCATACCTGCGCAACAGAAATTCCGTACTCAGATGCGAGCCTTCTTTGTATGCCGCGCGGCCCACTCTTGGCTCGCTCTCTTATATCCACGGCCTGTTCCTTAGAAATTTTTGCGGTGATGCATTTCTCACCGTTTTGCATCGTTCCGTGATTGTTCATATCAAGCTGGTTATCTCTGTGTGTCGCCCACCTAAGGTTTTCGATGGAGTTATTTCGAGGGTTTCCGTCGTTATGCGCCACGTCGGTAAGTGTCTTGTCGACAGGAAACCCAAGAAAGGCAATCGCAACCAGTCTATGGGCCATCCTTCGACACGGCTTACCAATTTCATCTCGGAGTATGTAAGCCGTGTATCCGAAGCCTGTTTCAGAGCCCTTAATCAAAATAGGGGTTTGCCGCCATCCAAGAGTCTCGTCAGGATTTCTCCACGATCTGGCTTTCTTTCGCCAAGAGCGAACCTCTCCGCGCTGATTGATTTCGTATTGGTCAAATCCTGGAATAGTTTTCCACGTGTCCATTTTTAGATATGTAGGAGGTTGAAATGAATAAGAAATTACCACGTGGAATCACGAATTGCAACCCTGGCAACATCGAGCGCGGCAAAGACCGATGGCTTGGCATGTCGGCCGATCAGTCGACAGACGCCCGCTTTCTCGTCTTCGACAAGCCCGAGTCCGGCATCCGGGCCTTGATGCGCTTGCTGATCAATTACCAAGAGCGCCACGACATCAAGACGCTGCGCGCGGCGATCAACCGCTGGGCGCCTACCGCTGAGAACAATTCAGCGGCCTACGTGCAGCATGTCTCCCGCCTGACTGGCCTGGACCCTGACGAGCCGATTGATTTCCTCGACGAGTACATCTGCACGGCCGTCGCCAAGGCGATTGTCCGCCATGAGAACGGCGATCCGCGTGCCTTTGGCGCTCCCGAGAACTGGTATGCCGAGGATGTCTATCAGCGTTCCGCCGTGATGGCTGGCTTTGATCCGGCGACCAAGCCGCTGACGCAATCGCGCACCGTGGCCGGGGCGGTGATTGCCGCGGCTGGCACGGTCGGCACCATCGCTGCCTCTCAGTCCTCCGGACTGCCGGTGACAGCCGACGACGTGAATACCGTTGTTCAGGTCATCGGCCCGCTGCTCGGCACATCGGTCATGGCGGTTCTTTCCCCGGTGGCTTCCATTGTCGGCATCGGCCTGACGCTCTACGCGCGCTGGGATGACGCCAAGCGCAAGATTCGGTAGGGGTCGCGCCATGAGCTTCGATGTAAAAGCGGACATCATGAAGGCCATCAACGGGACTGATGACCCGGCGATGCGTACCGTATTCATGCTGATGCTCGGCCTGTTCGAGTCGTTCAACGAGAAGCTGGACAAGGTTATCGGCGATGAAAAGGCGATGCGCGAAGCGGTGCTGAACGGCCATGAGCCGGTGCACCACTCGCATCATGAATGGATTGACCGCCAAATCAAGCGCGAAAATGAGTTTGAAAAGCATCATGAATGGGTCGATAGGCGCATCAAGCGCGACCCGGAGATTGACGCAATTGTCGCCTGGGCAACGGCGGCAAAAAAACGCGAGGAGGACAACGAGAAGAGCGGACGCAAGATCCGCGATGGCTTGATTGAAAAGGTGCTTTGGTCGGCGCTGGCGGGTGCCGTCATGTTTGTTCTTGGTCGTGGCGGTGTGTGATGGCTGAGATGAAAGAACGGGTCATCAAGCGCGGAAAGACGTTCTCCCTGATTGTCCGCTGGGAGAATGCGGACCTTATTGTTCGCAAGCCGATCACTGCAATTTCGCTTGCCTTTGGTGCGCCTCGCCTGACTGTCGCCGGGCATGGGGCCCCGGCAGGATGGCGGGCCGCTGTGAATCGTGTCAACGGGATGAAGCAGATAAATTCCGCCAGCATTCCGCCTAATGAAGATGACTACCACGCGGTCACGGTCATTGATTCAAACACGATTGAGTTCAACGAAATCGATCCTGTTGATGATAACGGCAAAGAGTGGCCGGCTTATACCGATGGCGGCTTTCTCCAGTACAACGCGCCGGTTGATCTGGCCGGCTACACAGCGCGCCTTAGCATCTGTGATCGACCGGCAAAAAAGGGCGAGAAAACGGCGCATCTGTGGCAGGCATCAACGGCCTACGCCGCTGGCCAGTTCATTGTTCTTGCCGACTTGGAGACCGTCCTTGTTTGCTCGGTATCCGGTACGTCCGGTTCTGTTCAGCCGACATCGCCAGGCGTCGATGGCTCCGTGACCTGGGCTGCAGCAACGGCGTTTTCTGGTCCGAAAGAATACTGGCGGATGACCGACGCGGACGGCATTGCTATCGACAACGCCAACAAGACCACAACGATCACGGTTGAGGCTTCTGAATCGGAATCCTTTTCATGGACGGTCGGCGTATGGGAGCTTGAGATGGTCAGCCCGACCAACAAGGTTACGAGAACCCTGTTCGAGAGGGTCAGGATCAGCGAAGAGGTGACGACGTGAACGATGAGCAGCGGATAACAATCAAGCAGTTGCGGGACTACTGCGATGCGCATATTGCCACCGGTCACGGCGAAGCATTTGCGGCCTTTGACCGACGCGGCCTGCAATTCCTCACCGACAAGACCGACGTGTATGTTGGCCTTCCGCCTGACGGGAAAACGCATGACGACGAGCGTGTTTTCCTGCGGCCGGTGTTCTGAGGGGGTTTGCCATGCCTAACTACGTTGTCCAAGACCGCGCAACCGGCGAGGTTGTTTATGCCTACACGGCCGACGAGCCGTCGCACACCGACGTTTACCCCTACGATACCTACAACCACATCCCGCAGCCGGAAGTGGTTGCGCCTGCCGTGCGCCGGGTGAGCAAACTGGAGTTCGTCGCTCGCCTCGGTGACGACGAATTCACGGCGCTACTCGGCTTGGCCCGGGAATCTGTCGATGTTGAAAAGTTCGTCAAGATGATTGACTGGGCAACGCCGGAGGCGGATGGCACCAGTATCGATCTCGACGATCCGCGGGTGCGGGCTGTCTCCGGGCTTGAGCCGGTGTTGATTGCGCTGGGCAAGACTCAGCCTGGTTGGGCGGCAAGGGTTCTGGCCTAAATGTCACAGGTAAATTCCCTTGTTTGCTGGGGTGGCCGGCTCGGCAAGACGGTCAGCATCAGCGCGACTACCGACGTGGTGACGCTTAACAACCACGGCAACCGGGACGGCAGCAAGCGCTGGCCGAGCGGCACGCTGCCTGCCGAACTCAGCGTGCTAGTGCCGGTTTACACGCGTTCGACCGGGCAAAACACCTTCACGCTGCATACCTCGGAGGCCGACGCGATTGCCGGGACCGGACAGATCACGTTCGCGGGTTCGTCGACCTATGCGGCAGTCACCCTCAAGTCGGATTTCATCGTCACTTCGGCCAACCTCGCGGCCTACAGCGTGGATATATCCCGCTATGGCGATCCCGGGTCGGAGCGCATCTACGACGGCGTCGTGTCGTGGAATAGCGGACGTTCTGGCGCATCGCCCTACGATATTGAAGTCTGCGAGATCGGTGAGCCGTTTTCAGACATCCTGACGGCGGTTTTTGAAGTGACCGTGCCGAGCGCGCGCAACGTCATCACCACTGAAATCGGCGCGGATTTTGAGGCCGGGACGAAGGGCATTCGTTCCGCCGCCTTCCACTCCGGGAATTTCCCGGCGCTGACGCTCGACACGATGGCGCTCGGCACCGGCTACGTGCTTTACAACGGCAGCATCACGACCGGCTCGCTGTACAAGATGACGCGCTACCGTGACACGCTGGACGGCATCATCGTGATGAACAAGGCCAATGCCAGCGTCACCGTTACCGATCTTGGCGTTCAGTGCCGGCTGTACAACTGTCAGGTCATCGGGGCGGCGGCGTCCGTCGTCGGCGTCGGTACGAACCTGCGCTCGGCGCTCGGTGAGGCAGTCAATAACCTGTTCTACGGGTTCGCCACTGGGGCCTCCTTTGGCTCGTCGCAGCTCGGCCTCTACTTCGTTAACAACACGGTCACGAAATGCACCGCAGCGTTCAGCGCGGCCAGCACGGTCAAGGGCTTCTTCTACAACAACATCAGCCGTGGCAACACGACGGATTGGCCGACGCAACCAACCAACCTTGAGGGCGCCAGCAACAACGCCGGGGCGGCCGGCGCGGCGTGGGTCACTGGTTCAGGCACTCGGGTCACGATTGAAACCACGGATTTCGCCAATTTCGCCGGCAACGATTTCAAGGCGGCGAGTTCGTCATCGCCGCAGGTTGAAGGGGGTATCGCGCCCTACGGCGCACCGCTTGATGACATCGCTGGGCATGTGCGACCGGATTACATCACGGGCAGCGGAACGACCCCTGTCACGGCAGGTTCGTTCGTTACTGGCGTCGTCTACTCGATCACGACGGTAGGGACTACAGACTTCACGGCCATTGGCGCATCGGCAAATACCGTTGGCGTCGAATTTCGGGCGACTGGCGCGGGGTCTGGCACAGGCACGGCAACGCCACAGGCCAAGTACGACATCGGCTGCTTCGAGTTTGACCACGGATATGGCCCTTGGCCTTCCACACACACGCTGACGCTGACCAACGTGGTTGTCGGCTCGCGGGTGTTCATCCGCGACCAAGCCAACACCACGACCCACTACGACCAGATTGCCGCCGGCCCGACCGTCGAAATCACCGTGACCGTTTACGGCGATGCCCGCGACAACTGGCGGATCAAGATTCGCAAGGCATCGGCCGCCCCGTACTACCAAGCCTACGAAACGCTGATGACAGCGGCGGCCGGCAGTTCCTCGATTTACGTCAATCAGTTGCCCAACTAGAGGTAAAGCACCATGGCTATTCAAGACGATTTCAGTGTTGCCTCGAACGGCGACATCCGCCACGTTTCAGGCACGACGGTTTATTCGGTCAATGCCTTCCATGCCTGGCTGCAAGACCTCGCCGACGACGCGTCGCCATCCGGCAATGACCTGATTTCGATCCTCTCCGATGATCCGTCATCCATTGAAGGCGGCCGAGCCACGGACAAGCCGCGAGCATTGAACCTGCTCGGTGCGTTCAACATCGACGACGACGCGGCGAAGTACATCAACTTCGGCTCTGTGGCGCAGGCATCTGGTGCCACGCTTTATACCGGCCTGAAGTCCATCGGTACGCCTCTGGTCGCCGGTTCCCCGGTCTATGTCGTGCAGAACGGCGCCAAGCTGACGACCTACTGGCCGAACGGTCACATTCAAGTCATGGTAAAGGCCAAGACGGGCGGAGCGCTGATCGACTCTGGTGATGTCCGCGTCTTCTCCCGCAAGTACGGCCAGACCTACGCCGACTTCCTGACCAACCTGGCGGCAGGCGGTGAACAGCCGGCCGCTATCTCGACGGCGCTGACCGACTGGACGACGCTCAACGAGGCTGGCGCCGCTGCCTTGTCGGCCAAGGTAACGATCACCCCGGGCGACGTGACCAAGACGCTGGGCGCCAACACCAAGCTATTCAAGGGTCAGGTCATCCTTTCCGGCGGCTGTACCGTTGCCGAAGCGGCACAGTACCTCCAGTACGTTTGCCGTGAAGCCTCGACGACGACGATCAACGGCGTCGAGGGCTGGCGCTACCGGGCGCTGGATGCGAGCTATGACCCGAACGCCGCGGCGCCTTTTGGCATTGTTGCCGGTGGCAAATGGTTCGTGGCGCAAGGCTGGTGGGTCGAAGGCGTACTGGCCGGCGACTCGCAGAACTATCAACTGACCTCACACGACGGCACGGTGATGACCGCCCCGATTGCGGCCACCATTGAAATCGGCAACCTGACGGTCGCCGACCGCGTGCTGGCCGGGCGCGACAATGGCAGCGGCGGCTTCCTGACCAACGAATACACGCTGAATGGCGCGACCACGGCGGGCGGCAGTACCTGCGTGGTAAATGAGGCGATCAAGGCCGATACGCCGCCGGTTGGCTACATCCGGGTCAATGGCGTTCCCTACAACTACACCGGCTACGTGGCAGGCACCAAGACATTCACGATCAGCGGGACATGGGGCCAGATTCACGCCAACGCCTCGCCGGCCTGGGTGCCGTTCCTCGATCTCGTCGCCGACGCCGGCACGGAGTCGAACAGCTACACGTCGGCAGGCAACTTCACCGGGCGCGTCAAGGTGCGCCGTGGTGGCGCCAGCCCGATCAAGCCGTTTGAGACGACCTTCGCTGTCGGCTCGACCGGTGGCGGCACAAACCTTATCCGCACGCTGGATTAACCCATGCTGACCGTCAACTGGCTGACGAAGGTGGTGTACTCGGATGCGTCGATTACCGACATCCCAGCGCACCATCTGGCTCTGCGCGACCTTGAGTCGTCGCCGGATGGCCAGTTGTACCCGGAGATTTGCGAGTGGGCAGAGCTTGAGCTTGGCGGCGGCGCAACCTTCCCGCAGGTCAAGTACATCAATGGCTATGTGCTGGAGTTCATCGGCCCGGGTCCGTTCCTCGTCACCGGCAACCTGAAATGCACGATCAACGATACCGGCGTGCAGGTCGAGCGCGAAACCAGCGCGTCCTACACGACCACGGCGGTAGGTGGGTCCGGGCCTTCGGCTGAGTCAATCGCAGCAGCCGTCATCGCTGCGCTGCAAGCCACGCCGTCCGTGATTGCTGACCCCGTCTGGAACAAGGTGCTGCCGTGACGACCGGCGAATACCTCGTCGCCAACTCGCCGCTCCCGTCCGGGACGGCGCTGGCCCACTTCATGGCGCTTCAGTTCGGCGCAGGGCAGGGCGAGACGGTGTTCGCCTCAAGGTTCTGCGTGGTGACTGGCGACGAGCGCATTGAAGTGACGCAGCGAGCGAAGAAGCAGGCGCCGCAGCCGATGAATGAACAACGCGAGCCAAGATCAATTCCGAATTTGGCGGACGACAAGCGAGCTTTCGCATTCTTCAGTCAGCCGAGCGTGATCGTCACGTCGCGTCCAGGCGATGAGATTTACATCACTTCAAAACAACTGACGGCGATTGCAAGGCATTCGCTCGAACAGACAACCATCAACCGCAAGAGAGGCCAAAAATGACCGTCCGTGTTTATCGATCCACAGACTTTGGGGCGCCGCAGCTATCCGGCCAAGTCGGCACCTTGATTGCTATCCTTAACGCCTGTCTTGTCGACGGGTACGGCACCAACACGATTACCTCTCTCACCCAATCCGGCGGCGTGGCGACGGCGACTACGAACGTCCCGCACCAATTCACCGGCTCGCCGAAGGTGCTGATCGCCGGTGCCGCATCGAGCGACTACAACGTCGAGGCGACAATCACGATCACCGGGGCGAGCACTTTCACTTACCCGGTGAACCCCGCCGCACCGGGTACAGCCGGCGGGGCGCCGACTTGCAAGATCGCGGGCAGTGGATGGACGAAGCCGTTCGCGGACGGCACCTATGTCGCTGCCTACAAGCAGCCTGCCGGATCGAACGGCTTCTACCTCCGCGTCGACGATAACTCGTCCGCCACGGTAGCACGTGGACAAGCCTACGAAACGATGACCAATGTAAGCTCGGGCCTGACCCCTTTCCCGACCTCGGCACAACTCGCCGGCGGCGTGCACATCGTGAAAAGCGACGTGGCAAGCTCCGCTACAAGACCGTGGATGCTTGTATGCAACGGACCGTTCTTCGTTCTGTTCATCGCGCACGACAACAACGCGACGTGGACGAATGGCAACGGAACCGGATTCGGAGACATCAAGACCTATAAAGCCGGAGGAGCAGACCCGTACGGCACGGTGATCATTGGGAATGTCTCCAATTCCTTTGCCAACAACGTTATTCAATCAATTTCGAACTCGATAGGAGCGGCGAATACAGGCCACTGGATCGCCCGTCCTCACACCGGGGTTGGCGGGTCAGCAACGATAGCAAAAACGTCGGATTACACAAAGACGATAGCTGCGTCTAGCACCGGGACCAATGGTCAGCCGTACCCTTCCCCCGTGGACGGTGGTTTGTATGTCTCCCCTTTGTGGCTTTCAGATGCTTCTCCAGTCGCTCTGCGCGGGGAGTTGCCAGGGCTATGGAACCCGCTACATCAAAAGCCTCTGGCAAACGGCGACATTTGGGCTCCCGGGTCAGGGTCTTTGGTCGGTAAAACCTTTGAGGCGGTCAACTTGTATAGCAATGCGCAGATTTTCGTCGAAACCTCGGACACTTGGTAATGGCGACCGTAACGACACCGTCAGTCAGTATTCGGCTCTCCGAGTTCGCAATGCTCAGGCCGCCGCCGAGCATCATCAGTAAGAGAATACCAGCCATTTCCGAAAAGCTGCCGTGGTGGCGAAACGACACGTCAGTTGCCTATAACGGCGCGGCGTTCTTGGCAGTCGACCGCAAGGGCGTGTTGGCCGGAAAGGTGACGCTGGACGAAACGCCTGTAGTCGGAACTCTGGTCTATCTGTTCTACCTCCCGTCCATGCTGCTGATTCGGACTGGAAGGACGGATGCAAATGGCGACTTCTCGTTCGACGGGCTGGATCGATCGACGAACAGGTATGTCGCAGTCGCTCGCATCCCGCCGCACAACGCAATGATCTTCGATACCCTGACCCCGGCATAAAGGAGCCAACCATGCCTACTATCACCCTATCCACCGATACCAAAGACTCGGTACTCAACGCCCTGAAGGCCAAGATTGACTCCGGCGGCGCCGCCGGGTCGATCAAGATTTACACCGGCACCAAGCCGGCTGGCCCCGGCACGGCGATCACTGCTCAGGTGCTGCTCGGCACGCTAGCCCTGTCATACCCCTGCGGCGACGTAGTGGACGGAGCGCTGACTTTCGACCCCATCACGCAGGACTCGCAGGCCGACGCAACGGGAACGGCGACGTGGGCGCGAATCTTGGCGAGTGACGGTTCTGCCAAGGCCGACGTTGACGCCTCTGTGGTCGGCGGCCAAGGGTTCATGCAGATGAACACGACGAGCGTTATCATCAACGGCCCGATCCTGATCAACTCCTGCGTCATTACCGCCTAAATGCCGTACTTGCCGCCAGCCGGGCTGGCTGTTAATTTCGTTCGTGACCAAGCGGCATATTCACCGCCGCCGGGTATCCACGTCGATTTTCATGGCTACACGGAGGCGTCATACGTCATGGCCGGGAACGGCAAGGTCCGTTTCGACGGTGGGATGGGCACGTACTCCGCGCCGGTCGGCCTAGGCGTCGGCGTATTGACCTTGATCGGCGAGGCGGCAACAGGGGTCGGCACGGCGGCAGCGCTCGCTGGCGAGTTTGTTTTCTCTGGCGTGATCGACACGGAGGTAGTGATTCCGACGATTGCCGCCGAAGGACAGATCAACTGGGGCGACTCTATCAGTGTGACGGTCGTTGTAAATTCTGTCTGTGCCGGCGAGATTGCATGGGGTGGCGGAATCGACCTGTTCACCAGGCCGCCGCAGATTGACATAGAGTGCTACGGCAGGCTTTCAGCGTTCGTCGGATCGGCGGATGTAAGGCGCGGGGAGAATTCCGCGTGCGCAGGAAGGTATTCTTTTTCCGGAAGCGCAGATGCTCGCGTTGGCCGCGTCGGCAATATGGCTGGCAGACTCGTTTTGGCAGGGGCCGCGCAAGCAAAGAGGGGCGAGAGTGCTTTCATGGCTGGGGCTCTTCTGTTCTCTGGCGAGGCGATTGTCAGACTGGATCGGCAAGTTGAGTGCGCCATGAGCGGTACGATAGTTTTCAGCGGCGCCGCCTATCTGCAGCTTCAGGTAAGCGCCATCGAAAGCATGGATGTCGTGTTTGTTTCCAGTCGCCAGGAGCGAATCAGTGTCCTTCAGTGATGACGATGATTTCTCGCTGTTCAAGACGAGGGACGGTCAGGCGACAGGCCACGCGAACGAACGAACGATGCTCGATGTGGTCGGCGGTCAGCGGACAATTCGCACGCAGATTCGAGACAATCCGGACGGTTCGACGACCAGACTCAAGACGCGTGGCGGATTTGCCGAGTTTGTAACGACAGAGCCAAAAAAAGAAAGCCCAAAACCAAAAAGAGGACCGTTCCTCTACTACAAGCTCGCCTCATCTGAGCATCCATTTGGCTGGGGAATACGCGCAGACGGTCGCATGTCGAATCGCTGGCAATGGCCAGGATACCCGGTTTCGTACTCAGAAGTGCGTGACTCTACTGCTATCCTGAACCCACAGGCATTTAAGAGTTCAGATGGCCCAGGAACAATGACATGGGAGGACACTCGACAGACGCCGCAAATAAAGGCGGTACTTTCGTGGTCGCCTGCCTTTGGAAACGGCAGATCGGCGCCGACCAACTACATGGCCGGCGTCCTTGACTCAGTGTGGCCGTCGTCGCCGATGCACAATTACACGTTCGACGGCGGGTCGTCTAGCGATCCTCCAGGGAAGTTCCTGCCGGGCCAGAAGATGACCGGCGCAAATGGTCATTTGCGATTCGTGCAAGCCCCGCTCCAGACATTTCTGTACGAGGACGGAGAAAGCACTGGCATATTCGGGTACATACTCGCCGCTTGCATCGTGGCAGGTCAGACCGAACGCTGGCGCACAATCGAGTTTGTGCCGCGACAGACGGCAAGCGAAAATCTCGTACTAAAGGCAAAAGCGTACCGGGCGGACGGGACTTTCGTCAGCAGCTCGAATGTAACAATGAACCTACCAAACTTCTCCAAGCTGACTGAGATGATCCAGCCGCCGCGATTCAACTCCAGCGGAACTCAGGCAGTAGGGATCGTCAGATACACAAAAACAGGCGACCATGGCGGAGGCGTTGCGGTCATCGTGATTGATTGGGCGGGCGCACAAGCCAACGTGGGGCCAACATACGATGCTTCGTACCAAGAGGGAAACTACAACGAAACACAAGACTACCCGCTGCCATACTGGCTGTCTTACAACTTGGGGTTTACAAAAACAGAGACGCTAGTGGTTACAACCCCTTTGATAGCTGACTATGCAGGGGATGACATCCGTCTGCTATGGACAAAGCAAACGGTTTCTTTCGAAGGTAGCAGGTCTGTAAATTACGACCAATACAGCCTGTCACAGAGCGCGACATCTCGGAAATCCAAAACGATGGCTCTTTATTTGGATGGAGCTATTCTGGAGTCGGTATCTTCTACGGAAGAAGGAGACGCCTCGTCATCGATCGGAATAACTGTGTCTGTAATCGATCCGGAGCGCCCGTGGAATGTCTACGAAAGCGGGAGCGAATCGTCAGGGTCGATGTCGATAACGCACAGTGCGTCGTCGTTTATTACGGACGTTATGGCCGACTTGAGGAAGGGAATAATCGCGTTCTGCGTCGAGACATTCGACGCCTACGAATCACAAAGCTCCGGAGCAATTAGCGCTTCCCGTGACCTCGGGTATCCAGCGATCATCACATGGACATCGGAGCAGAACGTGCCGGCCGTAACGGCGACTGCGCGTATTAAGTTAATTTCAGGCGGGGTAGAAACGGTAACAGAGCTGCCGGGTGTTATTTCAGCCGAATCGACGACGTCGACGAATACAACGCAATCTATCAGGGTAGACACTCTCAGAGGTTTAATAGTATTCGGTGGCGACCTGCATATTAATTCCGGGCTGTTCGTGGACATAGACAAGGAAGAGTCGAATTGGGCGTCGGCGGGTCGCGCGCTGAATTCGCAACTCGTCGAGTCACTGTCCATGGCCGTCGATAAAACCGGCAGCACCATCTTTATCTCCGGGCTGCTGTGCAACGGGCTGACAAAAGTCTTCACCCCGTTCGCAAAAATAATCCGCAACGGCGGCGTGAGCAACATGCCGGTTTCCGAAGTACTCAGCGACGACGGGCAGCCCTCGTATATCTGGGTTTCAGAGCCTATTTTTCTCGATGTTGAGGTCAAACCATGAAAACACAACCCAAAGGCCCATGGCTCGGGATCAACAACCGCCTGCCGGCCTATGCGCTAAACAAGGACAAGGTGGGCGATTTCCTGCGCGATGCGGTCAATGTCGATGTCGACAATGCCGGCAGCCTGCGCCGTCGCCGTGCCGCATCAATGGTGCAGGCGATGGTAGCGCCGCATTCGCTGCACATGACCAGCGACACAGCCGGCTACATGGTGCGCGGATCGAGCATCTACGCCATCACCTTGTCGGCCTACAGCGAGACGCTGTTCAAGGTGCTGACCTCGAATAATCCGGTCAGTTGGCTGGAAGTGGCTGGCCACCTGTATTACTCCAATGGGATTGATTCCGGGCGGATCTCGGCCGGCGTCTGGTATCCGTGGGCCTTGCCGACGCCATCGGCGCCGAGCGTTGCCGGCGTGGCTGGGGCCCTCGACAAGGGAGCCTATCAGGTTGTCGTCAGCTACCGCAACAGCGTGACCGGGGAAGAGGGCGGCGTTTCGCCATCGACCAGTCATTCGCTATCGACCATCGGCGGGCTGCGCGTCACCTTGCCCGGGGCTACGCCTGGCGCCACGCACATCAATGTCTATGTCTCGACGGTGAATGGCGCCAGGCGTAGCCCCGG